TCGGTTTCGTTGAAGATCGTAACGCAAACTGGTTTCCGAGAAAATCAGTGCCATCGAATAAGATTGATCTTGCAGTTGCAACTATTATAGCAATGGCGCTTGCGATTGAATACGGATTCGCAGAAAAACCAAAGCGAACGATTTTTGTATTTTAATACGGGGTTCCAACACCCGAGACTATATCAGATATAAGCATTGTAATATTTTATGAGCCGTAAATCTCGACGTGCACAATTACGCGCAAATCAACAAAAACCAAGCGCTGGTGTAATCACTCAAAAGTCCGGCTCAGGTTGGTCTAGCGATCCTGCGACTGGACGTTTCTTCGGACCGTCGTTGTCCAGTTCTGGTGTAGCCGTTACACCGTTCACAGCACTGACAGTGCCCGCAATTTATTGTGCCACTCGTGTGATCTCCGAAGACATCGCGCGAATGTCACTGAACGTTGAGCGCAAAACTAGTACTAACTGTTTTGAAACTATCGTGCACCCGCTGAATCAATTGTTTCGGCGTTGGAACATGTGGCAAGGCAAGTATGATGCAATCAGTTTCCTCGCATCGTCATATGCACTACGCGGCAACGCATATTGTGTCATTATCAGAAACAACGACGGAACGCCAGCGTTTCTAGTCCCGATTTCGCCGGATAGTTGCAGCGTGTGTCTCATGGCCGATGGCCGCGTGTTTTACATGATTTCGCACCCGCTGTTGCAAGAATCAGCCGGCATTCCGGTGCGGCAAGAGGACATGTTGCACATCAAAGGGATGTCAGGCAACGGTTACGTTGGTATTAGTCCGATCGCACTACTCGCAGAATCAGTGGGATTATCAATAGCATTACAACAAACAGCGGCGCGAACATTTAGTAACGTCGCAAACATCGCTGGTATCATCGAATATCCCGACACGGTCGGCGCCGCCGAAATGTCACAAATCGCCGAAATATGGCGTCAAAGTTATGGCGGAGTAACTAACGCTGCTAAAACTGCTATTATCGACGGCGGCGGTAAATTCTCAAAAATCGCAATGACTAACGAAGAGTCTCAGTTTCTCGAATCAAGACAATTTGCACTAACGGATATTGCGCGTATTTTCCGAGTGCCACCGCACAAACTAATGATGATTGAATCTGGCGCTGGTGAATCTGCTGCTGGAAAAATGATCGAAGTGCAACACAGACAATATATTGATGAGACGTTGAGACCCTTCACCGAACGCTTTGAAGAAGAAGCAGAGTGGAAACTGTTGATGCTAGACGAACGGCAAACAACCCGCATCCGGTTTGATTACGATACTTTGACTAAGGGCACGGAAATGGATCGTGCTGAATTTTATCAATCAGCGTTAAACAACGGTTGGTACAGTCGAAACGAAGTCCGTGCACGGGAACAGTTAGCACCAATCGCAGGCGGCGACGAATACAGAGTATCAGTACAAACGCTACCAAACGATAAACCAAAGAACAATAACAGTGACGTTAATGACAGTGACGAAGACGTATAGCGCAACAGAATACAAGAGCCTCGCTCCGGATGTTCAACGGACAGCGATCGTGCGCAAGGATTTTGCATCAACGGTTGCAACTACAGATGACGACCGTTCATTGCTGTTCGTGATCTCAACAAACGCTGTAGATAGATCGTTAGATACAATAGATCAAATGGGTTGGGAACTCGCTGATTTTCTGTTAAATCCTGTCGTACTGTGGGTACACAATCTCGAATCAGTTCCCGTTGGCCGTGTTACGAAAATCGGTATAGAAGATAATAAACTCAAAGCCGTAGTGCAATTTGCACCGTCTGATAATCCTGCGGTCGGATCGTTAGCAGAAGGCTTGTATCAGCATTATAAAACAGGATTCCTCTCGGCAACGTCGGTAGGATTCAACGTTATTGAATCAAGCGTATCTGACCGCTGGAATGGAAATGAGCCTGGGCTGAACATTACGAAACAGGCTCTTGTTGAACTGTCATTAGTAACTGTTCCAGCAAATCCGCAAGCACTCATTGAAAGAACATCTAACGAAATTCCGGAGTCCATTGTGACTCCTGATGACGCAACAAAATCATTGAAAAATAATAGCAATGCTATGTTGCGTGCACGGCGCTCTAGGCGGTCGGCGTCTCTCTGTCTCTCTAACCGTCATTAGCGCATTCCGCGCAACACTGACTTGACCACATTATTTTCAACAACTATCAAAACAGGATCATTATAAAAATGAGCAGAATTTTTGAACTAAAGAACAAGCGTACGAAGCTTGTTGACGAATTTAAGGCGATCGTAGCGAAGGACGCTGATCGCCCCGACGATGAAGCAACTCCGGTCGAAGAGACTGATCGTCTGAAGGCGATTGAAGCCAGCATTGCGAAACTCGACGCGAAGCTCGCCGCTATGTCTAAGGCCGAGTCTCTCGACGATGGCGAACAGGTTACGAAGAGCGCTGAAGACGGCACCGATCCGGATGAAGAGTCTCCGTCATTCGGTGAAAAGAGCCTTCAGGGACTGGCAACGAAGCAGTTTGGTTATGGTCGCCCGACCGTAGCTGCGCAGCCCGCAGTGAAGATCGAGAAGGGTCTACAGGCCGCCCGGTTCGTCATCGGTAAGGCGTTGAGCCGTTTCCATGGCGAACGCGCTGCTGCTGACATTATCTCAAAGCGTTTCAACGACGAAATGGTTGCTAAGAGTCTTCTGAGCGTTGGTGCCGCAGGCTCAAACGTAATCCCAACTTATTTCTCAACTGACATTATCGAACTACTTCGTCCGCTCGTAGTTGTTCGTAATATCGGAACGATGATTGTTGATACGACCGGTGGAAATCTAACCATTCCTGCTCTCTCAGGTGCCGCAACCGCGTCGTGGCAGACGGAAAATGCAGACATTGCTTCGTCTGTCGAAACGTTTAGCGACGTTGTTCTCGGTAATCACAAGTTGACTGCTCTTGTCCCGGTATCAAACGATCTTATCCGTCGTTCGCCGGTTGGTGTTGATGCGATCGTGCGCGATGATCTACTTCAGGTTGTTGCCCGTGCTGAAGACCTCGCATTTCTCACTGGTGCAACAGGTGGCTCTAATCCTGTCGGTATCAAGAACATCACTGGTATTCAGAATTTTTACGCTGCAACATCTGGTGCTGCTGGTTCGCTCGGTTCTGCTGCTACGTCAAATCTTTCTGACGTAACTTACGCGGTAAATGCTGCTATAACCCGACTGCAAATGGCCAACGCCAGATTCGTTAACCCCTGTTGGATTATGAGCCCGATGGCTCGTAACTTCCTGGCAACTCAACGGGATGCAGTCGGTGGCTTTTTTGTTTACGAACAAGAACTTGCGAAGGGCACGCTGGCTGGCTACCCGGTGTTTACAACTTCCGTGCTTCCCAACAACATTGCGAATTATGGAGCGGCTGGTGCGGCTGGCAACACTCGCGGTCAAGACATCTTCCTACTCGACGCCGCCGATCTTATCATCGGTGATACTCTAAACGTTGCGTTGGACGTCTCTGATACCGCTTCGTTTATTAACGGTTCAACTCTGACTTCTGCGTTCTCGCAGGATTTGACGCTGTTCCGCGTAATCAAGGAAACTGATCTCGGTTGTCGTCACCCGACTTCAATCGTCAATATCAAGACAGATTCATGGTGCCTATACTAAGCCGCTGATATCGTTATCATTTCCGATGATAGAGAAACAAATAACTCTCTATCATCGGAGCGTGATACAATAATGCTATTATGAATAAACCATTTTACATTTACGTCTTACGTGACCCTCGCAACAACGCCATTCGGTATGTGGGGTTCACGACGAAAACCCTAGAAGAACGGTTAAGTGGACATATTTCTGACCGAAGAGATGGTACACACAAAGCAAACTGGTTGTTGCAATTATACAGAATGAAACTGAGACCAATCATTCAACCGATTTTTACATGGGATGATCCCAACGTGAATTGGGGAATGATAGAGAAAAACTGGATAAGAGAACTTCGTAACCTTGGTTGGGATTTAACTAACGAAACTGATGGTGGTGAAGGGACATCTGGTTGGAAACATACCAAAGAAACATGTGAGAAGATGTCTAAATCAGCTAGGGGTAAAATAATCTCGAAAGAAACACGCCAAAAAATCTCCTATGCACTAAAAGGCCACGAGGTATTACAACACACCCGCAATAAAATCTCCTACGGCCAAATAGGAAACAACAATGCAGCCGGACATAAAAACTATACAAAAGTAACACAATCCATAGTTGATGAAATTAGAGGTAGATTGACTGGCCAGCGTGGTGAACAAACTCTTTTAGCTAACGAATATGGCATTTGCCAACAGAATATCTCATGTATCGCTTGCAACAAATCTTGGTATGATCCTAACTACACACCGATAGAAAAACAAAAGAATGACAACTATTATCACTTTCAATAAATCCCACGGACCGTATAACAAAAACGATTCCGCTGGATTTGAACCGCATGTTGCAGACGCATTAGTTAAAGCTGGCTACGCCGTGTACCACGCTCCACCTAACGCTCTAGCCGACGCTACTAAAACGGTGAACAATAAAACTAACACAAAACGTCTCAACGTAGTCCGCAAATAATGATTGCAAATTATCTCGTAACTCCACCAACCAATTATGCTGTAAGTCTTGCGAGAGTCGCACAGCATCTCTATGTTGATAACACGACGGATAATGAGATAATCAGCACTTACGTCGAAGCGGCAACATCATATCTCGAAACTATCTGCAATCGTGCTTTTATCACTGCATCGTATCAAATGGTATCAACTAGTACGCCCGATCCGTTGAACAGCGTCCCGTTAACAAATGGCGCGATCCCGGTGCTGCCGCTATGGGCAAACTTTCAGCCACTGCTCCGCAGAATGAATCTCGCACGTTCTCCACTACAATCCGTTTCAAGTATCGTCATAAACCATCAGTACTACGGAACATCAACAACGCTAAATTCTGCAACAGATTATAATGTTGATACTCTCTCAACGCCTAGCGCAATCATCTTCAATCAGTTTGCATTCTCGACAAATGATCAGATCGTTCATAGTTCTTCAGAGATTCCCGCCGTTGTGATGCAACTCATTCGTCCATTCAAAATCCCGAGTTTCGGAAGTATCTCCGCAGATGGCAGATAAATTTCCAAGCATCGGCGAAC